AAAAGACCAAGATACTAAGGTAGGAGGTATCATAGTTCCAGGTAGTGCAAAAGAGGGAGTACCTCGTGAGGGAGTTGTTATATTCCCTGGACCAATTACCGATGATTATATCACTTATAAAGGTATGGTACAGACTGGAGCTATTATTACATACGGTTTGTATGCTGGTAAAGAGGTAGACCTCTGGCATGATATGCCAAATGAGTTATCACTTAAGGAAGATAATTGGGAGTTCACAGTATTGGCTCTTAATGAAATCATATTTGTTCATGAAAATAAAAACATTTAAGCAATGAAAGACCAAGACAAGAAAAAGAAGAAGAAGCTCTCAAGTAGTGGAATGACTACTAAAGAGAAGATGCTTGCAAGAAAGAAAGCTCTTGAGAGCAAAGGTAACAACAACGGTTTAATATTTCCAAAAGAGGGTAGTACTCGTATCCGACTGAAGTCTCCAGGAGATGACCAGGAACTCGGAATAGAGGTTGTTCAGTTCTATCTACAGGGTATTGGTGGTATTATTTCTCCAGCCACTTTTGATGAACCTTGTCCTTTTATGGAGAAATACCAAGAGTTAAAGGCTTCTAAAGATGAAGACGATAAAGAACTTGCAAAACTCCTTATCCCAAGACGTAAGTACGTCGTTGGAGGAATCATTTTTCAAGACGACAAAGGAACCAAGGTTGATCATGATGGAGCAGACAAGGGTATTCTCATTGCAGGATCAGTATACAACGACATTATTGACCTTTATCTCGACGAGGATGAAGCAGGCGATATGACTGATCCAAAGACTGGTTACGATATTAAAATCGTACGTTCTGGTTCAGGTAAAATGGATACTTCTTACACGGTACGTCCTTGTAAACCAACCAAGTTGGATAAGAAGTATGCTGGTACCATTGATTTGGAGGGCATCGTTCGTTCTCAAATAGAATCCTATGATGAGTTGGAAGAGAAACTCGAGAAGTTCCTCAACGAGGATCACTCTTCAGAGGGTGAAGATGATGAGCCTAAGAAGTCCAAGAAGAAAGATAAGGATAAGAAGAAAAAGAAGTATAAGTCTGATATCTAATAAAGTAAAATTATGGATGAGAAAGTAACATTTGGAGCAGCCTTAGAGGCTCTCAAACAAGGGAAGAAAGTTGCCCGTAATGGTTGGAATGGAAAAGGTATGTGGTTATGGCTGAAGCCTGGAACTATGGTCAAGAGTGAATGGTGTCATGATCCAGCCTTAAAAGAAATTGCCGACAATAATGGAGGCGAGATTGAAGCACTCGGTACTATCTGCATGAAGACTGCTGATAATAAAATCCTCAGTGGATGGCTTGCATCACAGACGGATATGTTAAGTGAAGACTGGGTAATTCTGGATTAATATCTGGCTTTAATGGTATTATTAGGAGGGAGGTAGGTATATCTTATCTCCCTCTTTTTCTCTAAATTATTCTAAATATGGCTAAGAAATCAAAGATAGGTATCAAGGTACCAAGCTTAAACGAACTAAATAAGAAATACGGTTCGATTATAAAAATGAAGGCTTCAGAGGTAGATGACCATGATCTATGGTTACCATCTACATTCTTTGCTCTCAATCACCAATGGGGAGGAGGTATACCATTCGGTAAGATAGTAGAAGTAGCTGGAGAAGAATCTTCTGGTAAATCTCTTATAGCTTATAACTTCGCTTATGCTTGTCAGCAATTAGGAGGTCATGTAATATGGGTAGATGCTGAACAATCTTGGATGAATAAGTGGGCTGAAGAGAATGGAGTTGACCCAGATAATGTTACTGTAGTTAATGATACACGTATAGAATATGTATCTGACATTGTAGCTGATCTAGCCATTTATTGGAGATCTCAGTTAACTCACAATGAGCCAATACTACTAGTAGTTGACTCTATTGCTGCTATGGATTGCTCTGATAACATTGATGCTAAGATGGTAGAAGGTAAAGCAGAAATGGGAGGTAGAGCTAAGGCACTTTATAAATATTTTCGTATAAGAAATGAATTATTCTACAGACTCGGCATTACTCAAATCTACATCAATCAGGTACGTACTGCCCTTAACGTTGGCTTCGGAAAAGATAATACTACAACTACTGGAGGAGCAGCTCTTAAGTTTTGGGCATCGATCAGAGTGGCCTTCTTTGCTGGTAGAAGCATTACAGTTAAGTCTAAGGGAAGAGAGAGAAAGGCTGGTAAGTTGGTTACACTTAGAGTCCTCAAAAACAAGGTGGCACCGCCTAAGCCTACTATCTCTAAATGTCCTGTATACTTTAACCCTAAACTACACGACGTCGGATTCGATAGATATTTCTATCTCGATGAAGTATTTGTCGAGGAAGAGATTATCGACAAAGGGAATGGAGGTATATTTAAATACCGAGGAGAGAAAATTGCTCGAGGAGAAGAGAAGTTTAGGGAGTTACTGGAATCTGATGATGATCTTAGACGAAAGCTACTTAGAAAGGCTGGTATTAACACCATTGGAACAACTAGAAAAAAGCTCGAATCAATATCTGTAAATCTGTTCCCAGTTGAGGGAGTAGAATATGAATCATTTAATGATGTAGAAGACGAAGATGAAAACGAATGATAATCTACAACAAGAAGGCGGCAATCACTACGAAAGGCTTAAGGTAGAGCCAGTAAAGGTGTTTGTCGCCTTTAATTTTAACTGGTTCCAGGGAGAGATACTAAAGTATACTTCAAGGTTCCAATATAAGAATGGTGAACAAGATCTTAATAAGGCTATACATATCTCAAGTATGGCCGTTGATTTAAAAGTAGGTCAGAATCGTAGAAACAAGATACTGTTCACTAAGTTATTAAATAAACGTAGACCTTTAGAGGATCTTACTAATGATTTCGTCAATCAGTTTGACGACTACAAAGAATACATGAGTATACTCTTAATCGGACTCGTAGAAGAGAACTATTCTTTTGTGAAAGAAACAGTAGAAAAATTAAAGAAGAAATTTTATGGCTAGAAAAAGAGTTTTACTTATAGACGGGCAAAACATCTTACATCAAAGTTTTCATAAGTTTGAGAAATTGAGAAGTACAGATGGTAAACCCAGTGGAGCAATATTTGGATTTTTCAAATCACTCCACATGTATTTAGAAAGGTTTAATCCAGATGATGTATACATAACCTTTGATAATGGTCATTCTCCTCTCAGGGATAAGCTACTCCCTAATTATAAGGGTCACCGGCAAAATATATCCTATGATAGAGATGCTCTATTCATGCAAAGGGATGTCATATTAAAGATCCTGCGTATTCTAAGAGTTAAATATATATTTGACAAGAAGAAACAGACAGTTTATGAAGGTGATGACTTTCTAGCATACCTATATTTTAAGGTATTAAGTAAAGATGATTTAATAACCCTAGTATCATCAGATAAGGACTTTAATCAGCTTCTGATTAATGACAGGATTAAGATATTTAACCCAAGAAAAGAAGAATATGTCCGTAAAACGAATTGTAAAGAACTCTTTGGATATCTACCTTCTGAGACGGTTGATTATCTTTGCTTGGTTGGTGATAGTTCTGATGACATTCCTGGAGTTAAAGGCATTGGTCCAGTAAAAGCTCGTAAGTTCCTTGATACTTATGGCTCAGTACAAAAATATAGGAAGAAAAATCCTAATGATCCTATGTTTGAGACCTTAGATAGGAATAAGCAGATGATTGACCTTAAATGGTTTGTTGATAATCATGAGCTAGATCTGGATAGTGTCATCAAAATTTACTCAAGAGGTAAGATCAACTATGATAAATTCAAGGAAGTATGTATTGAATATTCGTTCAATTCATTCCTCACAGATATATTTATTGAACCCTTTAAAGAATTAAAGAAAAAATGAAAAAGCCGTTAAAAGTACAGTTTGCAGGACCATCTGGAGTTGGTAAAACTACTTTAGCTAAGTGGTTCGAAGAGCAATTTAAAGTTGAATTTGTATCAGGTAGTGTATCAGATCTTCTACCTTCAACTAAGGAAGAACTTCATAAGGACATGTTATCGCATGACAAGAAGGAACTGTATACCCAGGACTATCAAATTCTCAACCTACGTAATAAACTCTTTAGTAGTAAAGAGTCTTACGTATCTGATAGGAGTTTCCTTGATTCTGCTGCTTACTTTATGTATAAACAAGCAGAGGCTATTCCACAATGCGAACTAGAACACTTCCTTGAATTATGTAAGAAATGCTTAGTAGAGCAGACAGACTTATTAATAGTAATTGGTTTTACTCCTTACATGGTTAAGAACTGGGTAATGGAAGATAACAACAAACGTATACTTAATAAGTACTTTCAGGCTGAGATATCTTATATAATGAGATATATACTTACAGAGTGGGGATTCGATTTTTTACATCCTATACCGGCTATTCACAGGAACCTATATCATAAAGATATTTGGTTAACAAATGGTCAGTATTATACTAATACTTTAACTACTCTGTATGGTAGTACTTCTATAATGTGGATAGATGAACCAGGTTTAGATACCCGTAAAAAGATTATAGATAACTTTATAAAACGTTATGAAAAAGGTAATAGCTATAGCATTTTCTGACTTACATCTAAATGATTGGTCTAAGTTTAATACCGAGAACTCAAGGACACTTAATGGGTTCTCGGTATTACATCGTATAGCAAAAGTATGTGATAGGTATAAATGTCCTGCTCTATTCTGTGGAGATTTATTTCATAAACCAGAATTAATGACTCAGGAACTTAGGAATATAACAGATAGAGAACTTAGTAAACTACCAAGTACTTTTAGGTGTTATGCGATAAATGGTAACCATGATTTGTATCAAGTAAATTCTCCTACTAATAGGAAAGATGGTTGGGTACATATACTATCCAGACAGTTCCCTTGGCTTACTGTAGTAGACTTTAGAACCGTAGAATTCCCAAAACTTGGTTTCAAGATTCATGGAGTACCTTATATAGATCACAATCAAGGTTTAGGTGAATATCTTAAGAATGTAAAAACAGATATTTTGTTATTACATACTGACTACCCAGGAGCTACTGATACTGATGGTAGAATAGTTGATTCTGCAGAGAACCTAAATATAAATATGTTCAAGCCCTATAAGCTGGTACTCATAGGTCATATCCATAAACACCAAAGGTTAGGGAAAAAGATCTACATGGTTGGAGCTCCACAACAACAAAGGAGAACTGACCGTAATTGTGATATGGGCTATATGAAGATATATGATGACTTTACTTGTAGTTTTGTTCCTTTCCATAATTATCCTAAATTCATCGATGTAGAATCCCAGGAAGATATTAAAGATGATGGCAATTATTATACCGTTGTCCCAAAAACTTCTAGAGAAGTAAAGCAAACTGAACATAAAATTACTAAGCAGTTATCTAAAAAGAAACTAGCTCGACTCTATATGAAGCAAAAAGGAGACCAAAATAAGTCTCGGCGTAAGTTATTAACCAAAATTTTAATAAAGAGTGAACAATGCTGACCTTATTATCTGTTAACATACAAGGTTTTTGTTCTATCTGTGATAGTACATACCTACAACTAAACATCCCAGGAACTACTTTCATAAGAGCTCCATTTGGATCAGGAAAAACTACTATATTTTCTGCTATAACCTGGTGTTTATACGGTAAGGACTTAAAAGGTAGGTCTGAGGTGAATACTTGGAAAAAATACCAGCCAAAAGATTATCCTGGTACCTGTGTAACACTTTCATATCAGACTTCACAAGGAGTATATCGTGTAATAAGGTGTCAAAATTACAAATTACCATTAGAAGATGGTAATAAAGGAGCTAATAGGCTCATAGTTTATCAAGATGCTTACCCAGTTGATATAAAAGGTAAGTTAAAGATACAGGAAACTATAGAAAAGTCTTTAGGACTTACTTATCAGCTGTTTATTAACTCTATAATGTTTGGTCAAGGTCTGAAAAGGCTAATACAGGAATCCAATACTGATAAGAAGAAGCTTTTTGAGGAGGTATTTGACCTTAATTTTTTAAATCTAGCAAAAGGTATAGCAAACGATGAAAGAAGAGACATACTTACAGAAGCAAACGATATCGAAAGACAAGCCAAGCAACTTAAGCAGCAGGTTGAAGACTCTAAGAATACGTACTTCGAATTACGAGAACGTGAAAGGTCCTGGAAGGCAACGGTTCATAGACAGCGTAGGGAGCTTAGAGAAAAACGAACTGAACTCACGAGAAGACTTCAAGAAACACAACGTAACTTCAAAGAATCTGTTGAAATATCTCTCGATCATAAGATATCTAGAACAGAATCCAGACTCAACCATATATATAACCAACTCAAAATCGCTAGAGGCGAAACCCAGCTAGATTTAGAGGATTTTGTATCAGAAATCCTTAATTTGTTAGAAAAAGAAAAGTATGTTAAGGCTCGAAAAAAATTACAAAACCTGTATAATACGTTTAAGGGCATCACTGAGTTACAGGAAGAGAAGGAAGAGCTTATTGATAGAAAGTCAAAGCTTCATCAAATAAAAACCAAATTTAAATTGGGCCATCAGACGTGTAATACATTAGCGGACAACATAGCCGCGGTTGATAAACAAATAATGGAGCTTGAGAAGGAAAAGCAGAAGATACTCTCTCCAAAATATAAGGCTAAATGGGAGAAATATCGTAAAAAGCTTAAGAAGATAGATGAAGACTATCATAACAAAATTTGTGAATTAGAAGATTATGATTGGTTAATAACTGACCCACTGGGTAATAATGGTATTAAAGCTTATCTATTCGATTCATCATTGGACCTTCTTAATAATGTACTGTCTAGTTACTCTGATATTCTAGGGTTTAGAATTTCTTTTGAAGTAGACTTGGATTCTACAAGAAAAGATTTTGTTACTCTTATAGAACGTGATGATATCATCATTGATTATGATGAATTGAGTGGAGGTGAAAAATCACTTTGTAACCTTGCTATGGCATTAGCTATGAATGAGGCTTTAACTGCAGCAAGAGGTATTAATATTGCTTTCTTAGATGAGGTATTCGAGGGACTATCAGATGATGGTGTTGAATTAGCCGTATCCCTTATTAATCACATCTTTGAGAACAAAACACTGTTTATAATATCACATCATGATTCACTACCATTGCACAAAGCAAGAATTATGCAAGTGGAAAAACATGATGGCCTTTCGAAAATAACTATGTAGTAGTAAATAATTCTAAAACATAGTTTATAACAAAATGGCAAACAGTAAAAAGAAAGGAAACCGATTCGAAAGAGTCGTAGCAAAGTTCTTTACAGATTGGTCTGGATTTAAATTCGGTAGAACTCCTGGCTCAGGTTCTTTCCATAATAATCGAGACTTAGGTTCAGACCTAATCTGTAATGATGATAAACATAAAAATCGTTGCTGTATATCTATAGAATGTAAGAATTACCAAGATATTCGCTTCGAACATGTTCTACTCGGTAACAAGAGATGTAAGATCTTTGATTTTTGGAAGCAAGCTTCTAGAGATGCTAAGAGAACTAAGAAATTTCCCATCCTGTGTATGAGGTATAATTCTATGCCAAGAGGAGAATTCTTTTTCGTAGTAGATGCCTTCATAGCTTCTTCTGTTATAACCAAAGAAACTCAAGAGAGAATGATGACTATCAATGCTCCTGAGTTACCTACTACTCTTTACGTATTTATGGCTTCTGATATAAAACAACAGATATCTTATAAAGAGATGCACAAGCAACTCCGAAAAGATATTAAGAAAACTTATAAATAATATGAAACGGACCCACTATTCATACTGTATATTCTACTTAGAAAATAAGTATTATCAGAACATAAATAAGGACCTGAAGGAAAGTGGGTACCATCATATAAGGGCAATAATCCCAACCATCAGGTTCATAACTAAAAACTCAAGTAGAGGTAAAGATGTATATCAAGAAGAGCCCCTATTATTTAATTATGGGTTCATGAAGATACCTACTAGCCTAGTGTATAATAGGCAATTCCTTAATAAATTAAAAAGAGGTATATCTGGTATACGTGGCTGGCTTAAAAACACTGAATCTTTACATCGTAAACGTGGAAAGAAAGCTAGAGTAGAAAATGCCGAGGACTTCGATGATTTTTCACAGGTAGCTATAGTACCACGTAAAGAAGTACGTAGATTCCTACAAATCTCTAGAGAGAATAAGAGATTATCCGTAGAGGACATATCTTCGATACAGGTAGATGACTACATTGAACTTAGGCATTATCCATATGTAGGTGCAGATGCCGTAGTTAAAGAAATAGACCTCAAAAATGACAGGGTAAAACTTCAAATTTATCCGCAAAGTAGTAAGGTAGAAACTTGGTTACCCTTAGATATGGTTATTTACAGTGTATATGAAAATTATGATCCAAGGAAATTACTAGCCGACCAATGTCGTAAGGCTTATGATATAGATAGAATAAGTAACGAGAGTTTAGCGGCTAAGATGAGTCTTAAGAAATCGAAACGAAATAGAAAACATAAAGAAATAATGTATTAAACGTATGGGAACCAGTATGTCATCGGCTCAGTCACAAGCTTGGAGTTGTCTAACTCCTACTGAGCAGCAATCTTTATTCCTACAACTATCAGAAGGTAAATCATCTTGGGAAGTAGGTAATATTTTAGGTGTAGCTCACTATAAGTATTTAGAACTTCGAGAAAGGTCTCAGAAGTTTTTTAAGTTGTTTACCGATTTCTTTGAACTACACGGTAGTATATTTCGACCCGATAGCCCATGTGATCAACAATTCAAGGATTATATAGAGGCTAGTATAGAAAGACGATTATCAAACAAAGAAGCAGTACTTGCTTCCGGAGATTCGGCCAATTTAATACCTTGTGTAAATAACAAAAACATTATCCGAAATATGAACACTCTTCAGGATTCTGAGGATGAATGGGATATTTGTACAAGAAGGTTAATCTTCGAATTTGATAGATGGAATAATTTCCGTATACTACCAAAGATTTTACAACAGCCTAGTGCATACAAAAGGCGAGAAAACAAGAGAGAGAAGATATTTCTTAAATATATTTTGAAGCAGACTCCTGACTTTGCTCTAGAAAAGATTAGAGAGAGGTGGTTTTATAAGGTAAAACCAAGTAAACCAGCATATTGGGTGGCTTTGATATCCAAGACTCTATATTCAGATGGATACTATCTACTTAAGATAAGACCTGAAAAGGAAGTAGTTAAAGAGATATCGAAATTCTACCTTTATGTTTTTAGTACAAGAGATGATGCTGATACTTTCGGATTCTT